ATGTAATAACTATCATACCAAATACGAATAGTTGTAGATACTTAATAACAGTCATAGTTGTTGATACTTAAGGGGCGTAAAAAAAATCGCTTTCGCATCTCGTTCTGTGAGATTGTTCGAGTAATAGTAATAACGAAAGAGAAGAAATAACATTTTAGAAATGTAAGATAGTAGAGATGATTAACTGGAATTCAGTTTAGTTACTGACATAAATCTTCAAACCTTTGTTGTGCAATAGTGGATGCAGTTTCCTCTAATTCTTCTTTCGAGAATAACAAATTTAGATTCTTTGTTTCTAATTCTGCCATTACTTCATCAAAGATTGTTTCTAATATTTCTTCATTATGTAAACATGACATTACGATTTGCCTCCCATTTTCTTAAGTTTTTTCCATACTTGATAGATTTCATAATCATCTAAGGTCAAATCTGTGCCCTCTAAAGCATCACTCATTTGGAAGATTGTCTCCTCTATGGCATCATATAAGACCTCAAATTGGTCATTAGTTAGATGTAATATTCTAGTCATAATTAGCCCTCCTGATTAACAATTAGATCCCATACATTAATATAACATGATAACCAATCTTCTTGTTCTGATGTTAATTTAGTGTGACAATCCATTGATTGAGTATCACTTTCATAGAGTAAATCATCTGCTGAGATATACTCTAGGTTGTGTAATGTGCAATAATCATGTAACACATTAGAAAGGAAGTTTAGTCTATCCATTGTTAATAATTGTGTAAAGTGCGATAAGGTTTATAACAATATTGCTTTTGCTTTTCTTCTTGTTGATTATACTTTTCTACTAATGATTTGTATTCTTTAGTATTAAGTATAGGTGGTAGATTTGATTTGTTCATTGTTAATTACCCTCCAAAATAATGTTAGTTTCAATTTCAAATACCTCTGGTGAGATATTCTTTTCTCTTGCTAATGCTTCAAGAAAAATGTTAGTAACTTGCTCTAATTCATCACCAGTTAGTAAATCATAGAGATCAATCTTTGTTTCAGTCATTATTAAGAACTCCATACGAATTGTGGTTTTTCAAGTATAATATCTCTGACTCTTTCTCTATCTAAACTATCACCATCACCCCAACTATATGATACATTAAACCATCTTCCATTATTACTTTTTGCTGCCTCTATTCTTTGTTGATATACATTTAGTGCATCTAATATGTCTTGCTTAGTTAAACCTTTAATAGGGTAGATTGTGTCACTATGTTCACCATAGAATGACCAAACATAATCTACAAATTCATCAATAGTAAACATGATTAGACCTCCTGATTAATAACGAATGTTCATAAATTTGGCATCTGGTCTTACTAATTCACTTGCATTTTGTAGTTGATCACTAATAAAGAAGCGTGAATCTTCAGACTGAAAGAGTAATACTCCAATGATAATTAATAGAATTGCTTTCATAATTAGAACTCCAAAGTAATAATAAAGAACAGTAAAAAAGAGGTGCAGATGTTATGCAACCTCTAGAGATTGTGTATCTAATAGTATCATTCCATCCCAGAACATTAGTGTTTGTGAGTTATACTTAACAAACCAAGTAAAGTTTTTCTGGAATACTTTGCAACCATACTTTACCTCTTCCAAAATTGCATTTAGTCGAGATTTTGTCGTTACTGTTTCATATCCACAACTGTCTAATTTAAGAGCATTTGTGTTATGATCTAGGGTTGCAATCTGATGACCATGTAGATAAACAGAAGAGCAATTTGTTGAATCGTTATAAAGAACTGAAGTGTTAGATCCGTTCCAGTTACCCTTGTTTGAAAGAGCGAAATTCATTTGCTTTTCTAGTTTTCTCATAAAATCTTTTGTAATGTGATTACACTAGGGTGACACTTTATAGGGCTGGTTTTTATACTTAATTGTTGTAATATTCATCTCTATTTGTTACTAACTTAATTAAATCTTCAACCATTTGTTCACCATAACGATCTGCAATTCGATTCAATAAATCTTCTTCACCATATCTAATCAGTCTCTTAAATATTCTTTCGTAGATATATTGTTCCATCTGTTGTTCACTCATACCAGCAACGATTGTCTCTGCAAAGTGTTCACAAATAGTATCTAATTGCTGGTTAGTTAATGACATTTTATTCACCTAATATCCATTCATTCTTATCTATCATACTACCACAATTACAACACCCTAATGCACTCCAAGCAAAATGATATACAGTTGCATTTGTGTTACATTGTGGGCATATTATCTCTTTTCCATGATAACCTGCTCTAGTATGTTTGCTTACATATTGTGTTTTAGGAATGAATAGTTTCATACTTCCTCGCCTAATCTGTTGAATGATTTGTTTAATGTAGGAACATATAATACACCATCATCTTTTAACATAGTGAGAGTATCCATAAACCAATTGTTATTAGTAATGTGTTGATCTAATGTTAAATTAGTGAAATAACTTTGACTCCAATTAGAATAGAATGGTGAGTCACTATATGTTAATCTATTCATTAATATTTGCCTCCTGTATTATTAACATCTAATACAGTTTCATTAGTTACGTTATCAACTAACTCATCAAATAAATCCTCATCATAGTTATCAACTTCTTCTTTTAATTCAACATCACTACATTTTTCATAGAAATCTGTCATATTATCTGATACTATTTGCACTAGAGTTTTAGTATCCATACCATCAACAACTAATTCAACAAATTGTTCAATTAATCCATCTCTTTGTAAGTCAGTTAGTGATACTTTGTTTGCCATAATTAATCTCCTTTTAAGTTAGGGTTTACACCAATTAATCGTGCTTTAGGATTTCTTGCCTTTGCAGTTTCAACTGCATCTTGTCTATTAACAGCATAAACTTGTTCAATAAAAGTTTTACCGCCAACATACAAATTCACATCCCACTTCATACTTAGTGCCTCCTTAAATGAAAAAATAGAGGGGGAATTGCACCCCCTAAATGTATTTACACCTCTGCATCTTCAGCTAGATAATCATCAATTACTGATAGTAATTCTGCTGATGTTTGAGCATCTTCCAATAGATTGAATAGTGCTACTTCAGAGTTAAACGCCATGATAAAGTAATAAGCAAATTTACGATTAAGCAGTTTAGTGACATACTTAAGGTCAATAATATGTTACCTTAAGTATAGATAACCACCTGCCCATCCTGTAAATCTTGGATCATGTAATTTCTCCCTATCTGATATAATTCTAAGATCATATCTAACATATTTTGCGGGAGATTTCCATGATGCAGGTTTATAAACTTCACCTGTATTCTTATCAACGAAGGCATGAACACTTCCATCTCTATATTCATTTCTATCTTGGAAAGTGTCGTAATCTTGTTGTATAATTTTGATATACTTACGACCAAATTCCATACGAAACTTAGTAAGATTAGCAGTGCCATTGTTTACATCTTCTAAACACTTTTTAGAGTATTCAGATTCACCTCTTTCATACATTCTTATGGAATGTTGTTTATAGTTTTCTTCCAAACTTCTGCAATAATACCACACCCACTTTTCAATCTTTTGATCTAAAGTAAGTTTTTCTTCGGGAAATACTGCGATTGTTGGAATAGCAACTGTCATTAAATCCTCCAGATAAATGTGAAATAGTGTGTAAGGGAGTGACTACCAGATTTGGATGTATGCCTTACACTAGGGTGACACTTTACAGGGCTGGTTTTATACATTTATCCACGCATTTTAGATTGTAAAAAGTTAGCACGAGAGAATACTTCACGATTAACTATCTTATAGCAACCAAATTCGTTGCTCATAACATAACCTTCATGACCACATTCTTCACTACCAATATAACAATCAATGTCATCATATCTCACGATATGTTCAAACATATCCAACTTAATTGACCATATTAATTTCCATAAACGCAATACATTTATATCCACATTATTATCAACTGCGATTGCATCTAATGTTAATTCATCTAAATCAATATTTTCACGAATACATGTATTTAATTGCTTCTTAATTCGTGTTACTTGTTTATCATTAGCGAAATCACATAATGTTGACATTTGCCTAGCAAAATCGCATAGTTGTTGTATATCTTCCCTATCATCATCAATATAAACTTCTGGTTGAACATACAATACATTATTATCACTTTCCAATTCAAATTGTAAAGGATGTGCTACTGCATTTCTTAAATCATCCTCTGCTGTGTATAATGTATGAGGTGCAATTACAATCTTTTGTGTTACTTTTTCATCGAAATCGTATCTGATGGTATTAGGATGGAAATCACTATTGCCACCAAAACCGATAAAATCACCTTGGTAGATACCAGTTGTAAAAGGAAGATAGTCAAGGCAATTATGCAAAATAGTTGCCACTTCTCCTTTATGGTTTCTATCAATATCGGTATGGTTATGGTTGATTTTGATGAGTTTTTTGTTGAAGACACTTTTAGTTCCTACAAAGAATTTATTATTAGAAGGATTACACCCCCAAACTATAGCTGGAGATCCATCAATCTTTGCCGATATGTTACTATCAGCAGTGAACCAATTTAATACACTAAGTTCACCATTTAAAATGGAATCTTCAGGATGTTCGAGATGTAAATTCTTAGACATTTTCATAATAAATTATAACATAAAAATGGGGATATTACAATCCCCAAAGTAACATTTAGGAAAGAACTCCTGCTAATCTTAATCCTTCTTTTGTTCCAGCTTCAAGTAATAGAAGAGGAAGAAGTATAAGAGAAAATCCATCACGAGGATAATCATGTAGCAGAGACTTTACATTTTTAGTCTCAACTTTAGGTGCTTCAGTTACAGTTTCAGTCACAACTTTTGCGGATCGGGTTGTTTTATTTACCCTTTTTGCTCTAGTTGGTGTTACTTTTGTAACAGATTGCGGAGACTTCTTAATAGTTGCAGTAGCAGATTTGGATGCGGATGATCTTCTGCGAGTTGCCATAAGTAGTCAAAAATAAACAATAATAAAGTAAGGAAAGTATGAGGTGCATCATCCGACCAGACTTAACTGGAAAACTCTTTACGGATACGAACTTGATCCTTACACTATGATAACACTTTAGAGGGCTGGTTGTTATTACTTTTTCTGCTTTCTTAATTGTTTGATATAATTTCTAGCAGACAATTCGTTCCTGCATTTCTTTAACCATTCACCCTCATGTATCACCATTAATTGTGTCTTACTTCCCATGATTGGAACAGCATAATATCCATCATCAGTTGCAAATCCATGCTCGCAATCTTTATAAAAACGTGCAATAGATTTTAATTCTTTTTTATCCATAAACCCTCTTGTTGATTAAGTTACCATAACTTTCATGTAATTCACACCCTAAGTAATATCTTCCTAATGATTTTGCAACTTTCGCTGTTGTTCCCGATCCCATAAATGGATCTAAAATAATATCACCCTTTTCACTACCTGATAATATTGCTGGTGTAATTAGTTCTTCTGGATATACAGCAAAATGTGCATCTTTATATGAAGATGTATTAATATTCCAAACACTTCGCTTCCTTTTCATACCCTTACCTGTTACAGTGGGTTCTTTAATAGAATCAACATCAAAATAGTAATTCTGGTTCTTACTTAGTAGGAACAAATATTCATGGGATTTAGTGCATCTATCTCGCATACTTTCTGGCATTGGATTAGGTTTATTCCAGATAATATCTTGTCTTAAATACCATCCATCTGCTCTTAATGCAAATGCTAACATCCACGGAATTCCAATTAAATCTTTCTCTTTTAATCCTTTTAATTTATTACCTCGTCTTGCACATTTGTCTGGTAAATCTTGTTTAGTCTTTGATACAGTTTGTTTAACTAATCCTTGCCCTTTTCCAGGCCTATAGTTATAATAACTATCACCAATGTTTACCCACAATGTACCATCCTCAGTTAGCAGATTACGCACTTCTCGGAATACTTCTACTAGGTTTTGAATATACTCTTCTGGAGATTCTTCTAACCCTATCTGATAATCCTCCCCTCCATAGTTTCTTAAACCATAATAAGGTGGAGATGTAATACACATTCTAGGTTTATCAATAAAAGCAGATAATGTTTTTCTACAATCTCCAAATAAAACTAAATCTTTCATTTTGTAATTACCGAAACTGCTGCTTCACCTTTATTGAATACAGTATCAACAACTGCTTCAACTTTGCGTGATGTTGTTATACCTACCTTATCATAAGATGGAACAACAACTAAACCATAAGTTTTAGATTCACTACCCTTTCTTATTACTCTACCTATTGTTTGACTAATACCAATATAATCCATTGATCTAAGAAACAATGCAGCTTCAAGACCTGATACATTAATACCTTCAGATAATATACTGTGATGTAATACTACAAATCTTTCATTACCTTTTCCCCAACTATTAAGGGTATTAAAGAAACTTTCACGATTAACTTTCTTACCATTAATAATAGCACCAGTCTTTGCAGTAATATACATCCACTTATATCCACGATCTTTTAATTTTATGCAAAAATCAGATAGTGATGTTAAACTAACAATTTGTTTGGTAGATCTTGCACAAATAAGTATTTTATCTACATCAATATCATCAATAGTTTCTATTACATGATCACAATCTTTCTCATAACCAAATCTACTATCATCCACGACATCTATCTTCTTAATTACAACTTTAGGTGGTAATATGTGACCTGCTTTAACTAACTTTGGTGCTGGCACATTAATTAATACATTACCAAATATATCACTATCATTCATACCAGCTTTAAATGGTGTCTTTGAATGTTTAGGTGTAGCAGTAAAGAAATAGCAACGATTTGCATACATTGAGAAATACTCAACTGCTGGAATAAAGTTCTTTTGAATACTATTATGTGCTTCATCAAAGTATATTGTATCAATATTAATATCTGCTTCTTGTATCTTATGTAATGAATGATAGGTAGTAAATATTAACTTATTAGATGTATTATTATCATTTACCCACTGTTTAATAGTATCAACATTAGTAGTTCTAAAATGTTTAGTTTCTCCTGAATGTATATGTAATACTTTTACATTATTAATTATTTGTAAGAACTCATTACTTAATTGTGCTGCTAATAATATACGAGGTGCAACTACAACAACAGTTCCAGATACTTTCTTAGCATCCTCAATCATACACATAGTTTTACCACCACCAGTGGGAACTATAACTTGACCCTTATTATATTCACTAAGAGTGTTAATTACAGTCTTTTGATGTTCACGAAGTTTAATCATTAAATAACAATCATTACAATAATTATACCATAAAAGGTATTTTCACGCCATACAGACGCATATAGTTACACTAGGGATACAATTTATAGGGCTGCTTATACTTTCTTTGGTTGATAATGTGATGCTGATTTCTCAATTCCTTTTCTTAAATGACTTACTAATTTACTACCTTGTCTTCTAATTTGTCTTCTTTCCTTATTAGTAAGACCACTAGCTTTCTGTGGTTTATAATCAGGATGAACTTCCTTCTTTGCTTTCTTAGATAATAATGCAGTTGCTTTCTTTTCTAACTCTTTCTTATTACTTTTACCACCAGATTTCGCTGCTCTTCTTTCTTGTGCTGCCTTTCTTTGTTGTTCTCTAGGAGATAAAGATGCAGTTCCACGCTTTTTCTCAGGTTGCTGAACTCTAGTCGAGGCCTGACGTTGTTGCCCTATATCTTTTCGTGCTTTATAGTCTTTAGCAGGTTGAGTTTTACCACCACCTGCAGCTTTCACCCTTCTTCTTTCAGGTGCAGATTTCTTTCTATCTGCACCTATTTTACCTACTTCAAGATCTACATCAGATTTCTTATCTCTATCGTAGATAGCTTCGCAGATTAAATTAAATTCCCGAAAGGTTTTCATTCTTATATTGAATATTCCTATATTCTATTTAGAAGATGGTCCTTTAAAGACTCTATCATTCTTATAAAATGATTTAACTCTTTCTCTTCTAAGTTTCAATAACTCATCATATCTTTTCCTTTGTTCATTAGTATA